TGCTAAAGAGGCAGAGATGGCTGAAAAAAGACGAAGCCCATTTCAATAAAGTCAGATTGGCTTTTCATTGATAACCGATAACTTTATTAACTTAAGCCATTTCGTTTAATTCGGGAACCGAATGACGAAACGACCACGCCGTATTCTCATACCCGTTGTTGACCCCGAATACACACATGGGGTTGTCATAAAAGACAGATATGGCCCCGACATTGAATACAAACACAGCGGCGAGCCTCTTCAACCGACCGGATTTCATTATCTCAAAACTCTTGACTTCATGGGCCTATTGACTTTACATGGCTCAATGCCACAGGCAGGTTATGAATTAGCCCATCGTGACGGGGCCGTTAGGACAGCACAGATTGTGATACCCAATATGTTCTCTTTGACCAAAGCAACAGCCACAGGGCGCAATCCCCATGATTGGTATTTGAAATCAAAGCCGGATTTCGGCTCACAATACTATGGCCGGATTGAAAAAGACGGCTCTCTTCATGTTACAGAAGAATGGTTGGAAAAGCCCGAACTCGCTAAACTACTCAATGAGATTGAGCATAATCCTCTCAAATGGTTTGACGGACAGCGGGGTAAAAATTGGGTTAGACTAATGACTCGCAACAACAGTAGGTATGGAACTGCCAAAATCACAAATTGGGAATCAGTAGTGTTGAGTATGGGGCCACAGGCTCAGAGAACATCAACCATGAAAATTAAATCTGTGACGGATAGGCGAATGTGGGTTGACCGAACTCTGGATGCGTGGCGTTATCAGATGCTTGAATTAGACGGCGAGCGTCAGTGGACTAAACTTGGGATTCGTGCGTGGGTTATTCTTGATAATGAAACCAATACTGAAATAATGAGATACCCATACGAAAACTCACGCCAACTCAGCACCATGAGGGGGGCGACAGATGAATGGTCGTCTTTGTGGCTTGATGATGGTATGACTCTGCTATCCATCAAAGAGATATATGAATCCAAACGGTAACTGAACACCGTGAATAACCGCCCACAACAAATCATCATCTATGGCTCTGGATAGTATCTGTGTGTCATTGGGGGATGGGGATTCAACCTGTATTGCAGGTTGGATGCTCGCTTTGTCTGTCCTCATTGAATTGCTGTTTTATGTTGCAGTATTCTTGGGCGGAACTCGTTTGTTGTTCAACATTCGTGAAAGGCGAGCGAAAAGGCGCAAAACTCGGTGGCCGCCGCGTTGACTTTATTCGTGATGAACAAACTCGCTTAGTGTATAGTGGGGTCTATCGTGTCGCATAGTAATAGATTGACGCCGACTCAGGCGAGGGAAATCGCGCTCTATCCCGACAGATGGGTTCAGTTTTTCAGAACTATTGAGGGGCATCCATTCAGTCTTGAAGAGCGACCATATCTAATAGATATATACCGAGAGTTTTTACCAACGACCAAATGTGAGTCGGCCAAAATCGTTGTGTTGAAATGTAGTCGCAAAGTGGAAAAAACTGAAACCATCTGCAACTTGCTTCTGTATGCGTTGCTGAACATTCCGTATTTCAAAGCGGTCTATACTGCACCACGACAGCCACAGGTTACTCGCTTTGTTGAAGAGCGATTCAACGGTGCGCTGATGAGTTCCATCAACAATGGCTGTCTGATGAAAACTCGCCACAAAAACTCGGTGAGCCATCAGACATTTGATGTGGGTGCGAGGTCGCTGAATCATTTTTACGCATATTCAAATTGGGGCGGCGCAGAAGGTCTGCTTGGGATTGACGCCGACTTATGTTGTATTGACGAATACCAAGACAGTCACGGTGACTCGTTGCCGATGATGTTAGAGATGTTATCACAGTCAGATTACAAATGGGTTGTTGTCAGTGGAACTGCTCGCGAACAGGGTAGTGGGTTTTACAAACTCTGGGATAAAAGCACGAAGGGCGAATGGGATGGTGATAGATGGGTTCATGGCGAGTCTGACACAGAGATTATTGGTTATCATATCACACAGGCCATGCACCCCGATATTACTGCGAAAGACATTGAGCAAAAAAAGCAGACTTACACGCCTCGCAGATTTCAAAACGAAGTGTTGGGCGAGTTTTTCGCAGGCCATACGAAGCCTCTGACTTTCACAGATGCGTTGGCAGTTTGCGATAAGGATTTGAAAATCGTGCGGGGTATAGCCCCACCCGAAGAATCAGTCATGGGTATTGATTGGGGAAAACAAACAACGGTTCTGATTATGAGTCTGGATGGCACGATTCTAAATGCTATCAAACTTGATAGCAGAGCAGAGGATGAAGTCGCTGAACTGAAAACTCTCATCAACGATTACAATTGTGTGTCTGTTGTTGCAGATATTGGATTCGGCGCACGACAGGTCAAAGAACTTCAAAACGAGTTTGGCGAGCGAGTCAAATCATGTTATTACTCATCACGACCAATGACGCCGTTTGAGTTCAAAAAGCGTGACAACAATCGCAATCTAATTTTCATGTGTGTTGTTGACAGAACCACCTATGTTGAAAGCACAATTGAGTCAGTCAAAAAAGGTGAGGTCAAGTTACCGTATTCTGACGATTCGTTGGAATGGGTAATGCACGAATGGTGCGCTCTGAACTCAAGCGTTGAAACTGATTTGGAAAATGAGCGACCAACACGAAGTCAAACTTTGACAAAATATGGTCGTGATGGTGACGACCACGCGTTTCATTGTCTGCTCTATGCGCGTCTGGCTCTTGAGTTCGCGGCTGAAATGGGTGAACCGGAGATACGAGTTTTCGGCGGTGTGTGATACAGACTTGGCTGTTAAGGGGTCTGGGAGGCCCATACAGGCACTAAAACAGTCAGAGGTAGGTATAGTCATAAAAAGTGTTTGCGTGGAAACGCCCATTTTCAGACTTGAATCGCATCATTTTCATACATATCTGTTTTTCATTGATATACCAATATGCTTATATACCCTAACCCCCTCTCATAGAATAAGGAGAGGGGTTGAATGGGTGTAGGCGGTGGTAACGCAATTGGAATGACTAACTATTGTAAATATGATAGCGATAAAACCGGCTATTGGATGAAAGCAATCTCCGATAAGAACGCTCGCTATGACGCTCAGTATGACAAAGACGCTCAAAAAGCAGACCGTGACTTTGGAATGAATCACGCTGTTAAAATGGGATGGTATGATGCAGACCGTTGGACTCACATGGATAAAGCGGCTCACGCTATGAACTATGATAATCACTATCACCGTCACATGAAGAACTTTGTTCGTGCAAAGGGTGGCGACCAATATATGGGTAACAACGGTCACAACCGTTTCATGGCTGTTTGGTGGGATGCCTACTACGACTTTTGGGTTGATTCCGATGATAGTGCTACTCGCTCTGACGCCTCTGCTGTTGCTTACGATGCTATGGCTGACCACTATGGTTACGACAAAGCATGGTGGGCTTGGTGGTAATCCACTTTAACCCTCTTTGACTTGGATGCTTCTATGCCTGCAAAGGGTGACGGCTACCGTCAATTACAAGAAGCGTATCATGGTGCAGGCGAACATCATTACCATTGTGACGATGATGAGGATGAATTACTCGGTCGCTCGTTGTCATGGTGGCAGTCTGTCAGAACTTTGGTGTTGACTGTAATTCCGTTGGTGTTGGTGATTGGCGGGCTTGGTGAAACTCTTGGTGTGATTGAAACACCGGTCGGTGCAGGTAACACATGGGAACTCGGTGAAAATGGGAATAGTGTGATAAACCATGTATCAGAGGGTGGTAGCATGGATAGTGCCACCGTTGCGTATATCGCGTTAGGCGTTGCGATTGTTGAAGGTTTGTTGTGGGCGTTAAAGCGTTACATAGCAATCAAAGCAGATGGTAAAATAACTCTTGATGAGATAGTGGATGCAATAGAGGATGGCGCAGAAGTAGCGTCTGGCATTGAAGAGGCTGTGGACTCGGCTATTGAAGCCGGTGAATCTGCATGACGAAAAAATTGGAACTCGCTATTCTTGAATTGAGAGATGAAATAACCAATTTGAAAGACAACCATTTGCACCATCTGGCATTAGATGTGGCGACTTTGAAGGCACAGGTCAAAGGTGTAAAAGACGATATGGGTAACTTCAAAGGATGGTTGCTATCTGGATTTAGTTTAACTATCGCCGCTGTAATCGGCACAGTGTTGTGAGCAAAAAGGTTTTTGACCACGACCTTATCAGCCTGTTTGTGTCTGAGCAACCGCGCCGCCGTTCATGGCTTTCACGATTAACGAGAGGCAGGCCAAAAGACAGTGATGTTGAACGACTCAACACTATGCTGAACGATGCAGTCGGCAGAGAATCTGTTGATTTCACTACTGATGGTAAAGCATTGGCATCGTTATCCAAAATTGGTTCAGCGACTACCCCTGTTGGAACAGCGGCGAAAAGCGGCGGGGCCAACACACAGGTATCATATTCACTATTGCGTGATGTGTCGCTCAAGTCAGAAGTAGTAAATGCAATCCTTCGCAGAACTGTTGATGATACAATCGCTAACGGATACGAGTTCGTTTTGGCTGACGGCGTTGATGAAGGTGATGAAGCACAGCGAGCAAAGGCGCGTGACTTTTTCAAGAATCCAAATCCCGATGATGTGGGGGATGAATGGCTTGAGTCGTTGGTCTATGATTTGGCATTGTTCGGTGATGCGTATTTAGAACTTGATGGTTCAGATGATAGTGTCGGTGATGATGGTGAGGATTGGAATTACGGTGGTGAATTGACAGCGGTGTGGCCTATCCCTGCTGATACTGTGACCCTCGTTCCCTCCAATCAAACCCCAAAACCACCGGCTATGGCATACATTCAAAACATTAATCGTGAAACTCGCCGGTTCTCATCTGAAAAAGTTTTACACATCACGAAGTTTAGACACGGCAGAGGATATGGAACATCACCACTAATCCCCCTATTGAATACGATAGCCGGTCAGATGAATCTCAGTAACTACTTGAACGAACTCTATACCGGCACTTTGCCAAAAACGATTTTGAATGTCGGGGATATTTCAAACTCTGAAATGAAAGCCATGCTCGGTTTGATTGAACAACAGTTATCGGGCGGCAAATCACCATTCGGTCTTATTGCTATCAATGGTGGTGGTGGATTTAATATGCACAGAATCATTGACTCAACGAGAGAGGGAATGCAATTGGATATGTTGTATTATTATCGCGAGGAAATCTGTGCTGTGTTTGGAATCCCACCGATGAAACTCGGTTGGGTGCAGACAGGAAAACTCGCCAATCCAGAACAACAATTGGATGCGTGGTATGATGTGGTGGAATCATATCAGAACCGAGTTTCAGCCATGTTGAATAACCGAGTTATGCCGTTGCTTGGAATCACAGATTGGCAATTCAAGTTCATTACGATTCGGCCTAAGCGTGATAAAGAGAGGGCTGAAACTCTCAATGCACAGGCAGGCGCAATCGCAACACTTCGTCAAGAGGGTGCAATCAGCATCAACGAGGCGCGTGAATTATTGGGATACTCAAAACTCTCACAACCGGAGGCCGATGATGCGTTGTTTGTGTCGCCTAAATTATCAATCAACATGGGTGCAGATTCAGCGGCGGCTCAAGCCGGAGAGTCTGAGCGTGGTGTGCCGACTCTGTTTGATTTATTTCCCCCACCAAAAATGCCAGATGATGAAGGTGAGGGTGCGGGCGAGTTTCCAAATTACACCATTGAGTATGAAGGAAATACAGACGCTCAATCTATGATGGCTGATAGGCGTATGAAATCGGCATCCGAGTTTTCGGATTTGATAGATGATGGAACTGTTGAAACCGATTCAATTTTTACAGCGAATCAATCCGACTTTGCCGACTCTCTTCTGTCAGCCTATGACAGCCGATTCGCTGATGGTGATGAAGCAATCCCGAATCCAGATGTTGAACTCTCATTCCCAATTATCAGCCGCAAAGAGGCGATAGGAATAGATGATGTTAATTGGGCTGTGGGGATTCTTGACGATGAAGTAGCAGTATTATTGAGCCAACAGGCCACATCAATCGCCACAACCAATCTAACTGCATACGAAAGTTCGCTCGCATTAACTGTCACAGGAACAGGTATAGCGGCGGCATTAACTTCTGATGATGTGATGGCATTATCATATTGGAATAGACGATGGGTATTACCCGCACTTCACAGAACCGTTGGTGCATATCGTGAGTCTGTGATTGGTGTATTTCAGAATATGATTCAACGGGGCGAATCGTGGGCGTGGGCGAAGAGGCAAATGAAGTCTGCGATTGACCCAACCGGCAGTAAATATCCGACTTACTATTACGAAAGAATCGCCCGAACTGAAACTCGGCGTGTTGTTGAAGGTGGTCATTTATCGGGATTGAGGC